GGTTTGTCTAGGATTGTAATGTTGGGCCGCCCATCCAGGATGCTAATACTATTAACACGGCTATCGTTCTTGTAGAACGAATCATGATTGCCTGTGATCATGATTATATTGAAGTTCTTAAAAATGCTGAGAATAGTACTTGCGTGATGAAGCGTATTTACTGTTATCTCACTACGACTATGAAAAAAATCACCACAAAAAATTATCTGAGTAATATCCTTTTCGGTCAATTCGTTCACTAACCATTTAGCCCACTCCAAGGATATATCATGCCACGCTGGACTGTTCAAATGAACACCCAGGTGAAGATCGGATATTATCGCTACTTTTTTATTCTGACTCATCTATAACGCTTAAGCGTTACTTTGATTATAAAGACTGTTATCTAGAACTCCATGATCTTTAGTACAAACTCGGATCCCGGTTTCATCTTCGTCTTTATTAATAAGACTATCGTAATTGCGTTCACGAAAATCTGTAATTAGTTGATGGTGTTTCTTTTCTTTCTTAATACGGCTAATGAACGCATGAAAAGCAATTGTTGTAAAGTAGCTAAATGGACTAAATCCGTGATCTAGTTTAAATTTCTTATATTTTAAGGCTTGGTACATCTTAACTATAGCATCACCCATCATCTCGTCGCGATAGCTATAGTTAATAAAATTAGGCGCAAAAGATAGTCCGTAGGCTATTCGCTTAATGGCATCAGCTAAATACTCAGTCATATTATCTGTTTTATAAAAAAGCCTAATCTCCTCTTCAAATTGCTTACTATTCACATAATGCGGCTTTTCGGAAGGTTTTAATTTTCGTTTCTTTCCCTTACCGTCGTCTTCACCAGTAAGTGACGCTACAACAGAGCTCACTATGGCTAGGCTTACAGGTAGATCTGCCTCCTCTTTCTTTGCCTTCAAAAGTTTTTGTTTATTTTTTGGTTGTTTTTTTATCATAAATTTTTAATATATAAAGCGTCTCCCCACCCAAATTCAGTAATATTAGTTTCGACGCGGGAAAAATTTAACTTTACTAAAAAATTATCTAGTTCATCCATGAGTACACAACCTTCATATAGTTCTATTATATTAACTTCAGTCTCTAAAGCTAGTACGTTATTTAATGTCTTCGTACCACCTTTCAATACTCTTAGTTCATACCCCTGTACGTCCATATGAATGAAGTTATATTCTGCACTAAAATTATATGAGTCAAGTGTTTTGACAGGGAAGTTATATATCATATCATCTCGAAACACAATTGAAGGGTGCATTTCAAGGTGCAGCTTGGGTTTAAGAAAAGAGCTTGACTGACCACCACCTGCTGTATGCATGGGAAGCACTTCCTCTCTATCACCCAAGCCAACATTAAAAGTCTGTACATGGTAAGAGCTATCAATATCCTTTAAAGATTCTAATAGCTTTTCATATGCTGATGGTCGCGGTTCAAAAAACGCTAACTGTTTAATTTCATTTTCCTTATAAAAAGGTATCTCCTGGCCCTCATCCGCGCCAATAGTTATGGCGCCAGTCAAATTTAAATTATATTTTTTAATAAAGTTCATACTGTTTTTTCGGCTACTTTTTTAATCTGGTAAGGTATTTGCTCCTGTTCGTAAAGAGATTGTCGTTTAAGCTGGTGACGCTTACCATATGTAAATTGATCTGCTATGTCAATAATATATAGCTTTTCTTTGGATGTATGCAGTCTCAATCCTCTTCCAATACTTTGAATAGTGCGTACCTTCGCCTTGCCACCGCCTGCAAACACAATAAAATGTAAATTTTTAATATTTACCCCGGTACTAAAAATTTTACTAATAGCAATACAAACTACATCGTTACTCTTCTCCATTAAATCTCGTACTTGCTCTCTATCTTTTACTTCAACTTCTCCTCGAATAAAGAAAACTTTCTTTCTATTACATGTAGATGTTAAAACTTGTTGTAGCTCTTCACCGTGGCGAATAAAATCTACTAGTATTAGTACATTATTAGGGGCATTATTACAAAGAGCAGCAATTGTGTTGTTGCGAAAAGTATTAGTAAACAAAAATTCTAACTCAGCTTTATACCGTTCTGCAGGATTAGAAAGCTCCGTTATTGCTGGAGGTTTTGAATTGTAATTCATTTCTAAGATATTTGCATTAACGTTGGAAATATATTTCTCATTACGTAGCTGGTAACTGTTCTTTTCGTAGATAATAGGCCCTATCTTACCAATTATATTCCATTGATCAAGCTTTTCCTCAGGCATAGTACCAGTAAACCCGAATCGGATATTCGTTTTCATTTTCTTAATAATTTTATTAACCTGGTTACCGCGACGAGCTTTATGAATTTCATCAAACACCAACATATCAATATCCTCAATCCAGTCCAAATTTGATTTTTCTGACTGTAAAATTCCTAAATTAGCAATAATAACATTTGCGGCACATCCTTTATCACCCTCAAGGGGGTTGCTTCCCGTCCACTTACGAATTGAAAATGGTACATTATAAGATGTAAAATCAGAAAACGTTTGCTCAACTAATCCTAAATCCGGTACTATTAACAAACACTTAAAATTATTCTTCATGTAAAAGAAATTTGATAAAAGAGATGCCATAATTAGCGTCTTACCGCCTGCGGTTGCCAGTACAACTACACCTCTCCCCGTATCAAGACACCTTGTTACAACTGCTTTTTGATAATCCCTTAATTCTAGAGAAAGGTTATTATATGGTTGATTGGTATAATGAACACCTTTTTGATATGTAGTTGGACCAGGTATAATAGCTTCAAGAAACTCTTTTGATGCTCGAATTTGGTCTTGTTTGCAGTAATCATTCTGAAGTAAGAACCTAGTAATTTCAAAAAACAAGCATGGGTCTAATCGACCTGCAGGTGTAATAGCATAAGTGCGAGATGGTATGAACCGTCCTCTCATTCTAGCAAATCTAGCGCCTTCATTCTTTACAGAGAAATGTTCACGAACATCATTTAAATGGTCTCCTGTGAGGACGCCTGTTGTTTTATTTTTATCTAAATCAAAATATACCACTATGCGGTCTCCATCTTAATTAATTCGATTAAATTTTTAATATCAAACCCAATACTGTGCATTGTCTTCTCTACCCGCTCCAAGAACTCTATAACAGCTTGACGCTCTCTAACTTCATTGCTAATTGCTATAACCTGACCATGTCTTTCAGCTGCATTTTGAAGTGTTGGTAAAGCTAGCTTCACTGCCGATTCTTTGCGCAATTCATCTACAACTTCATTTGCTGTTTTTTCCTTCTTTCTTAATAATTCATTCAAAGCAGCCTTTTCAAGCATAAGACGTGATACCCATTTTGCCTTCTTAGCTGGTAACATAAGTGCGGCTTCCTTTAAGTTAAGTTCATCTAGCTTAACATCCTCTTCTAACTCTAATATATATTTCTGTAGCAGACTCATAAATACATTATAGACTCATATATACAAAAATCAATACCATGAAAACGTTTAAAGAATATGTTATGCAAGAGGATAATACTGCTGGTGCAGGTGGGGTCTTCGGTGATGCACCAAGCATGGGACATGGTGGGGCAGTAGGAAATTCCGATTTTTATGCACCAGGTGATATGCGAATACCTAAATTTTTAGGGGCAACGGTAGTCGGTAAAAAAGGTAAAAAGAAGCGCGTTCCTCTTGTACAACGAAGAAGTTTGTTTAAATACTTCTAATGAATTTCGGCCACTGGGAATTAGCTCCAGGTATTACTCCTCAAGAAGGAGCATTTGGATTCATATATGAAATCTGCAATACTGTGACTAATAAAAAATATATTGGTAAAAAGCAATGCATATCAAAGCTCAAAAGAAAACCTCTCAAAGGGCGCAAGAATAAAAGAATAGAGTTAAGAGAGTCTGATTGGAAGATGTATACAGGCTCTTCAAATGAACTAAATGCGGATATAGAGAAATATGGAAAAGATAAATTCCGTTTTACTATATTACACTTTTGCGGATCTAAATGGGAATTAGGCTACAGAGAAATTAAAGAACAAATACATCGCGATGTAATTCTCAGTGAAGAATATTATAACGGCATCCTTAATGTCCGAATTGGTACTCCGCCAAAGGATTTTAAAATTTAATTGACTGCTATATAAGTTCATCTATAATATGGGCGTGGGTTATATTAAAGACATAAAATCTCTTGATTACAAGTTAATTGATATTCAGCGAGCTTTTACTGAAGAAATTGAGCCACACGTAACAGAGGATGTATTTAAATACAATTTAGAAAAGAATAACCGACTGCTGAGAAGATTTATAGTCTATAGGGTTGTAAGTTTTATTTTAGATACATTAGGTAATAATGTTAGTTGTGGTAAGAAGCTCTTGCTGTTTATTCCTAAGGAACTACAAGCAGAGCATATAGGTGATAATCAACTGTTTGTAATTAATTTATTTCGCAAACTGTCTGCAATTTTATCGCTAAGTATATATGCAGATGGTATGGGGTTTATGGAATTTGTAGATCTGTTAACAGCAGCAACAGGGGAAGGTCGAGAGGCTAGAGCTAGAGTTAATTTTGTATATGCACGCCATCTCAAGCGGCCTGATCTCGTAAAACTGGATAAGTTTTTATTAAAAAACGGAATTCAAAAAATTCAAGGGGAATTGAATAGTAATTTCAGGGT